ATTTTGAGGTTTAAATAAATTTCCTCCTGTATACTGATTAGAATAAATGACCTGATCTGCATCGGGATATGATTGAGTAGAAACCGTTGGTTGATTAGTCTCACCAATCCAAACTTCATAATCTTCGGAAGTTGGGCAGTATATTGTCAATGCATACTGTTTATTGGGTTGTACATATAATGGAGATGGTAAAGCAACCCTAGTAGGAACTGATCCATCAGTAGATGTTGTAATTTCTGATGGAAGAATACCAACTCTAGCATAATCTTGAATCAACTTATTCTTGGGTGTTCCACCAATATCAGTTTCTCTAATTTCAACAAACACTTTTTCGGTAGAATCTTTTTGTCCAAAATATAAATCAAGTTCAGTTATAAATCCACCAGTATTATCTGATCTAAATGTTTGTGAAAGTGGATCTCTCCTCAAAGCATTCAATGGAAGTGCTTGTGGCGATTTTCTAACTACAATACTTTCTGTATAGGTCTCAGAACTTAAAATTCCAGATGAATAAAATGTTGCTTCTGTGAATTTAACGTTATTATTACTTGAGTTTGAACTGCTGGTAGACAATTTGAAGGTTTTGGTTCCATTCCTAAATGTAGTTGCAGGAACTGGAGATCTTAGGGGATTTTTGATGAATAAACATCCAATTAAATCACCAACAACATCAGTTGTAAGAGATTGAGCATTTACTGTTGCCTGACCAGAACTTGTTTCTCCAATTAAAATCATTCCTTCAAAAACATAACCATAAAATCTTCCTTCAGAATCATCTGATAATGAAAAAGTATCGATATTAATTGTTGGAGTTGATGAGGAATATACAGTTGCTAAATCTAATGCTGGTGTATATGGATTCTTTTCATATACTGATGAAGGAGATGAATATGGACCAGTCTTATGATTTGCACTTGCTAATCTAAACGATGCTACCTTAACACCATCATTATATCCATATACAGTCTCTCCTGCTAGGAAAGATCCACTAGACATAGTGACTTGCAGTAATTTTGGTATGACATCAATATTTGAATTGCCGCCAAAGAAAGCATAATGATTTGTTGATGGTTGCAAAGCAGAAGCAGTAAACTCAATATTTCTAGATCTTAGTTTATCTGATGATCTAGAACTAGTTAATAAATTTGCAATGTATGAATTTGACCAATCACTTTGAGTTTTGACAATATTACCAGATCTGACATTGAGAGTTTTTACCCAAGTATCTGATGAAGGTCTTAACTTAATATTTCCATTATAATTTTCTACACCAAATGGATTAACTTGCTGACTCTGAGTTGCAAAAGTTTGTTGTATATCAGTCCATAAAGTTGAAGAATAATTTAATGTAACTAGATCGCCAGTTTTTTTGACATTTGGATCAGTTAAAGTAAAATTAGATGAAAAGTCCAGAGTATCAGTGTTTTCAGTAGTGGTTGGTGCTAACTGAGATTTTAATGAAGAGAATGAAATGTCGGAACGCAATTCATCAGATGCTAAATCTACTGTTGTATTTGCATCTGGATTATCAATATCAATAAATGTGGTTCCCTTAAAATTATCTACAAAGAATCCAGATTTAAACCTGGATAAACCATCTACATCTTGTATTTGTAGTGACTGAGTGCTTAATTCTAATAATGTTAGAGATGTTACTTTTTCAACATTTTCTAATCGATCTTCAATATTACGAAGATCACGCATGGTATAACGCTTATTATTAGTAAGTTTTATTTTTACATCGTCAGGATTATATAAGTATGCTGGCAACTCAAGAGTTGCTAATTCCATTGATTCGTCAATTTTACCGGGTTTTACTGGTGAGGCAGATGAAACTCCTTCAATATGATTAATAGTGCCACTCTTATTCAATACAATTTTATCTATTCTAGGCAGGTAATATGAATAACCAATTATAGAACTTTCATTTGGTGCAACAACTAATGTTGAATTAGATCCTACTGATCCAAAATCTCTACTAGAGAATGCAAATGGCGAAGCATTAGTTGCCGAGAAAGGTGAAACTCTTGGTCTAAAATCTAAAGTATCTGTTGCTCGAACTCCACCCTTAAGTTTTGGAATATCTGATACATACCTCTCATTATTATAACTATTAACACTAAAGACATCTCCACTATCACTAGTAGGAACCTTATAATAATCAAAAATGATCATTAATCTTTTAGATGGAATGAATGCATCTGATTTTCTAATAATTCTAGAATAATCGCAATATTGTTCTCTATGTCCTTTATCCAAATTATAATCGTCAGTTTTATTAGTATAATTTCCATTACCAATAGATAATACTGCAGATCTTATACCAGAGTCTTCAAAAGAAACAGTTTCATTTGGAGCAAACTTTTCAGAATTTAAATAAACAAACTCAATTTGGGATGCAGATGTTTTAGTGACAATTTGACCAACAGCACCACTACTCTGCCCAATAACTTTTTCACCGAGAATTGCAGTATTATTTAAATTTAATCCTGCAGAAAAATTGAGATTATCTAATACAACACTAGCATCATCTAGTGACTCATATATAGCGATGATTTTACAAACATCAGGTAAATTTAGCGAAATCTCACTATCTTCAACACGAAGACCATGATAAGCGTTATATGTTAAACCATTGGTGCTAGTGCTAACACCAGAATTTGTATTCGAAACTTCTATTTTCTCACTCTTAATATAATTTTTTTGTTTATTAACAATACCAACTTTTTTGACTATAGTATTCACTAAAACATTATTTTGATTTGGAATTAATCCGTTAATAGTCACATCTTGAGAATTTGCTGATACTACAACCTGATCGGATGATAGATTTGCGGATGTTCCATTGCTATAAAAAACAGCATATCTATCTTGAGCATATGGTTCAAAGAAACAACTAGTAATACCAACATCAGTTCGATCAACTGTTAAACTTCCATTATTATCTGTCGATTTACCATTTGCTTGTCTCTGAACTAACAGATTTGATCCAGTAAATGATACATTAGATACATTTTTAGAATTTATCTCAGAATATAAATGTGATTTATCTGAATTTCTAATATCTGGAGTGATAATTTTGAAGTTATAAGTTCCACTTACAACACCATTTAATGCTACGCCTTGCACAGCAGTTGTGCTCGCCAAATTAATAGATAAAGTGTTAGTTGAAATACCCGATACTCTATTTAATGTTGGATATTCATTACCAGGAATTTGATATTTAATTATAGTATCAGTCGTAATGCCAGAAAAATTTCTGCCAGCAACTGTGGCAATACCAGATTGATTTGATGATGCACTAATCGTTAAGGAATCGGAAATACTAAAATTCTTAGGAATTGTTTCTATACCGATAGTATCACCACTAAAATTAACTGCTAATCCATTTCCGCCACCAGTAGATTGAAATACTGATTTAATATCTTTGGGTCCAAAAACTTTAATAGATGTAATTGATCTGCTAAATGAATCTACAAATTCTACACCATTTAAACTGGAAACCTCAATTTCTTCACTAGTTGCAAAAGATCCAGAAGTTTGTGAAATAGTGATAACTGATCCATTTTTTGAATGAACATAACCAGTCGCACCACTTTGCTTACCCCTCACAATAGAATCTACTGGTACATCATTAGCATTTGATACTGAAGATGTTAATTGTAATTCTGTAAAAGTTTGAATATCATAAAGATAAAGATTCCATTCATTTTGTTGAGTAAACTCATTTGCATCTGAAAGAGAGAATGAATAAACTCTTGCAACACCAACTTGTGTTCCAGTTCCTGAAGTATTATTTTCTTTTCTTTGACTAAAAAGATTTACTGAAAAATTATTATTAATTCCAATACTAGGTGTTCCTTCAACATTATTGAGTTTAACTTTATTTCCCATTTCAAATGGGATTAATGCAGTAGGTATACTTTCAGTTGCTCTTGGTTTTCTAACATCTAAAATAGAAGATGAAGTTTTTTCAATATCAAAACCACGAACATATGCCTTTCCTGGAGAAACTTTAACTGCTAATAAATTTTCTTCTGGTACATTTCCTTGTTCTGTAACTTGATTTGAAAAGTATACACCATCAGATCCTAATCTATCATTAAGACAATTATCAATCTCAATATTGAACTGATCTACTGCATAATCACCAGATTCTTCGAAAGTTCTTTTAGCAAGGTAATCTCTAACTTGAGAATATGTACTACTATCTTGAATTTTTTTAACAACACCATCATTTACTCTGAGAAGTTCAACAAAATCCTTATCATCAGTATCAGTTAATCTTTTTTTAGATAATTTTGCTGTAATTTTTAGTCTATCTGCACCGGGAGCAGCATAGTTTGAAAATCCTCTAGCATTATCATATAATGAGTTATCTTCCTGTGCATCAATTATACTTTCACTAATAGATAGACCAACTCTATAAGAAGGTGCATTTGAGTATTGATCTAAAATTAATGTATCTGCAGAAATATTGAGAAAATGTCCTCTTATAAAATAAGTTCCATCTAAAATTGAAACTGAAGATGCAGTAAATGTCGATTCTGAATTGATTGTGCTACCAAAAGTATCCCCGGAAGGTATTGTTGTATTTCCGTAAGTTAAATTATCTAAGACAACCAGAGTTTCTGCATCTCTAAATTGACTGATATTAAAACTGGAGTCAGCACTAACGTATTTTACGTATAAAGTATAATCACCAGTATCTGATTCATTATTTTTTAATACTTTTTGAACAACTGCAGTTAACTGTGAGATCTGCCCCTTTATTCTTTTACCAACTAATTGATCAATATATAACCCAACACTTAGTCCAACATGAGTTGGATTAATTTTTACTGCATAATATGATGGATTGTATGTAATATTACCTGGTATTACAATAGATCCATCTTTAAAAAAGTGGTTTCCAAAAGTGCTAACTTGATTTTGTAAACTACTCTGAAGAGATGTCAGTTCCCTTGACTGAACTGGATATCCTGGTTTGAAAAGGATCCTATAAAAATTATTATTTGGATCAAAATCATCAAAATATGGGGAAACATTTAAGTTTGATTTTTGTGACATCTTTAGAATTCCAGTATGATTTTAATATCTTCTTTTTGTCTTTGGTTTCGATTTACCCGAGGTCTATTATCAATGTAAATAATATCCCCTGATCCTTTATTTATCTCAGGTAGAGAGATGCCATTTGTAAACTGAGTTGCTAAGTTAACATTTTTTGTTGATGAGATGGAAGTTGTTATTCCAGTGAAGTTTTGATCAATTGTTCCACTAAAACTATTATTTGACGTTATAGTTCCACCATTTTTTATAAAGGAAACTTTTTTTGCTTCAGATACAATGGTTTTAGAATCTTTTTGATCTAAAGATCCTGGATTAAAATATAAAGATCTATCTTGGAAATACTTTAGAACTTTAGTTTGTTCATCATATGATGCCATATATCCTGTTGCAGTTCCAACTCCAATTACTGACTGATAAATTCTATTCCCCGGAGCAGCATCTTCTGGGTTTGAAACAGATGATAATTTAAATCCACCTAAATTAGAAAATTGACTTTCTTGAAAAATTGAAGACGCTGATCCAATTCTTGCTGGATTTTTAATAATACCAATTTGAGAAAATCTAGTATCTATTGGAAAATCTTTTGTTGAAGAATCAAATCTCGAATAAACAAGAACTCGATCAGTTCCTAATTCATTGTAAATATCATAACCATGGCCTCTTGATGGGGGAATGATTGGTATTAGGTGTGCAAACCCAGTTGCTCCAGAATTTATTGTTGATAAATCAACTCTTCCATATGAATATCCACTTCCTCCCGCAGATACAGTTGCTGAAACTATTTTTCCACCAACAACATTTACAACTGCTTTTCCACCTACACCATCACCAAGAATGTCTAATTCTGCATCAGTTGTATTATATCCAGAACCTTCAGATTGAACATATATTTTTTTAATCTGATTTTCATTAATTGTTGAGTCTCCATTATCTCTTACAGATACTATTTGAGAATCTGCAGTAGTATCCCAATTATTTGGAATTGGAATATATTCGATAGAATCAAATTTTATAATATCGCTAGGAGATACCGTAAAAAGATATTTCCAAATATAACCATCTCCACTTTCACCCGCCCTAGAAGGTTCTAAATCAACAAAAGTAGGTTCATCCTGCGAAAAATTGCCCCCAATATTAGTTCCCGATGCTCCATTATCAATACAAACATATACACGAAAATCGCTGTTCATTACATAATAATTTGCATCGTATAATCTTGTAGAATTTGTTTGTGGTGAAGGATTTGAAACACTATAATCATGTCTATACATTTCATATACAGTCCCTTGCGACCAATCAACTCTTCTAACTAATCTCCTGATATCATTAGTAGTAATTCTCTTACCAAAAATCATTGTATCTTTTACATGATTTAAATATGTAAAATTGTCAATAGGTGATGGAGTATTAGTATCCCAAGTAGTCGACCTACCAAATCCAACTGCTGTAGGATTCACCAAGCTTAAGAAAACATAGAATGAATTATCAGTATTACTGACAGAACCCACAAAGTTAGATGCGTTTAAAATTCTAAATTGATCTGTGACAATCGCAGACATATTACTAACGTTTTTATATATTTATAAATGATTATCCAAGATCCTTTCTTAGAGATCCATTATCTCTAAGCCCAAATCCTCTTCTTTGGAGAACCGGGAAGGATGATAAACCAGAATTAACAGTAAATCCAGAAACTGCAACACCGATTGCTCCAGTTCCTCTTTCAAATCCTGCAAGTCTACCCCAAGAGAATGATCCACAAGGGTTAGATCTTGATCCGGTAGTTGTTGCTATACTAATATTATCTGTTGATGATAAAATATTCGCAGTAATAATACCAGTTAAATTGGATCTTGTGAATGAATGTACATAGTATATATTATCGATAAATGCTGTTCCTACACCAACAATATCATTGTCATTACCATCAATTGATGTTACACCGGCACCAACTGTTGTATTTGAAATTAGTATTGGGAATCCAACTTCTAATGAGTTGATATTATCAGTTTGTTCAAATTCTAAATCAAATCTAATTGCTTTATCTACTCCAATTCCACTAGCAGTTGATATGCCAGTTATAATTCCACTATAACCAGATACAAATCTGATACCAGAAATAAGTTCTTTATTCGTATTTGGTAATTTTGTGATTATTGCTGGAGTTGCAGTAGTTGTATAACCAGATCCTGGATTAGTTACTGTGACTGAGGCAATAGTGCCAGCAGCAGAAACAATAGTGGTTGCAACTGCTTTCTCTTGATCTTGATATAAACCAAAATCAAATGTTCTGGTAATTGATGTAGTATTGCCTGTAGATTTGTTTAGTTCAATTTCGCCATTATTAAAGGTTTTTATACCAACAACAGTAAATGTGCTGTCTATAATTTCCAAACTACCAACAAATGCTTTATTCAGTGAATGACCAACTCTAATTTGTGAGGTATTAATCCCAGTAATAGCAGTTGATCCAATACCAATAGTTCCAACTCTTTCCGCAATTTCTGTTTTAAATACTGTGCCTATTCCGCCGATGGGTGGTGCAATCTGAACAGCAATTGATGAAGATGGAATATAACCACTACCACCAGAAATAACTTTAACTTCTGATATAGTTCCTGCAACAGAAACTACTGATGTAAATGCTGCCCCAATGGGACTTACTAAATCTGGCAATAGTAGGGCAGAGGTTTCTCTAATTTGAATTTCGGAATTATTTTCTTCGTAATTAAAGAATTGGGCATCATCCACAAAAATCTCAGTATCAATGGGATTAAAGTTCTTTATCAACTTTGCAGTAGGATAAACTTGCCCTTCAAGAGAATCTCTCGCCTTTGTTTGCGCGTTATCATTAATTAATAGATCTCTTTTCTGTTTAGTCCATGAAACTGGTTTATCATTGGTTTCATCTATGCCATCACCAAGATATATGCCAGTTTCAACAGTATCTGCAGATATGATTGTAGATACAATTCTCTTATCCTGTGTTACAGTCCCTGTAATTGAATCATTTTTATAAATTTGAAGGTCATCACCAGGTTTAATAGTCTCATCAACATCAATTTCAACACTATCATCTCCACGAGTTCCTCTATAGAAGAATACATCAACTTTATCTTCTTTTTTGGGCGGTTCTCTAAAGATAAAGGTTGTTCCACCTTCAAATATGTAAGAAACATTAGGTTCTTGCATAACACCATTAATATAAATTAGTAAAATTGAATTAAAGTCAATTAATGAGGATGTAGTATCACTGTTATTTTTTTCAAAACTCAATAATTGTCCATTCTTAAATAATGGGAATCTAGTTCTGATACTATCTTGTCTAGATGCATTGCTATCGATGTAATCGAATTCTCCAAGTTGCCATGATGCAAAAGAATCATTAAATACCTCTTCAACTGTAAAGAAAATTTCTTCTATTGGTGACGATAGTCCTGCAGCAGTCACTAAACCAACGGGTTTTAAAACATCTCCCCTACGGAATGCATATCCAGTTTTAGAAACATAGTATTTTTCAACTTCAAAATATGAAGTACCAATACCAACTGATGATGGCCCCATTTCAAAGGTTATTGACATTCCAATACCAACATCAGTTGTATTACCCATACCCAATCTAGAAACACCCATCATAGATAAATTTTCATAAGATGGACTATCAACAGTTACGAGAGGATTCACATATCCACTTCCACCATCAATAATATTAAATGCTAATGTGCCACCTGCTCCAACAGTTGCTGTGATATTTGCTCCAGTTCCTGCGCCACCACCAGCACCAATATTGACGGAAATTGTATTTTCATTTAGTGAAGTAACTGCAGTTTGAATTCCAACAACAGGATCAGTTGATCTTGGATATAATTGTTCTGTTCTAAATCCATCACTAGAACACTTGAAGGTTAGAGATTCTCTTGCAATTTGAACAGTATCACTATTTGTCAATCCGTGGTTTGGTATCGTTAATAGTAAAGTGCCACTATAAGATGTATATTTTGCATTGGTTGGTGTTCTACTGATACCAGCAACAATAGAATTTGCAATCGCACTTACAAATGTATGTGCATATTGTTGTCCAACAGGAGATGGACCAACATTAACAGTAATCGTGTTTGCAGTTGTTGCAATAATATTCAATACTGCACCAAATGCAGCATCTGTGCTACGCGGATAAGTATGATTAGAACCATTACTGTCTAATGTACATGTAAATGTTAATGAATTGCCACCAATAGTAATAACATTATCTGTTGTTAATGTATGAGAACCTATAGTAAGTCTTAAAGTGCCGGTAGTTTGATTATAAATCGCATTAGATGCTGTAAATACTCCTTTAGAATTGTCAGCAATTGAATTTGACGAAGATCTAATAAACCTATGCACATATGAAAGATCGGTAACAGCAACTCCAACAGTTTCACCATAATATCCAGAACCAAAAGTTAAGTTGGTAAAGTATTCTCTAACTGATCCACCAGTTTCATATGTGTGTGGAATAGTGCTAGTTCCAACGTTAACTTCAAAGGTTTTTGCTGAAGAAATGCCAGTAACTGGATATACATAATCACCACTACTTCCATCTGGGAAGATTGTAGTTGTTCCTGCTCCACTAGAACATGAGAATTCTAGACCCAAAAGATGAACATGAGTTCCAGATCCATAAAGATTATGTGGAGTATTAGTTGTAATTTTTAAAATACCAGTTTTGTCATCGTATAGTGAAGTGCTGATACTAACAGCTTTATTACTGAATGTTGATACACCAGATAAAGTTGCTATAGATCCACCAGCACCAACAAATGGTTTAACTTTAGAACCTACTAATGGTGCATAACCAAGACCACCTGTAGATGCGAGAGAAATCACAATTCCACCTCTTGGTATCTGATTCTGGTTTACATCAGATTCGGATATAATTACATCATCAGTTCCTGATCTAGTAATACCGGTAAAAGTTACACTTGAAATACCCGTATTAGAATCAGAAGCAAAATTGTAATTATTACCTATATTATTAACAGTATCTGGAGTTTGGAAAATATCATTAATGAATACTAAGTTACTTCCGGGTTCCAAACCTAGAGTATTTTTATCTTCACGTTTTACTGAGAAAGTTCTACCAATTCCATTAAATCCTAAAGAAATGTCATCATAAATCTTGTTACCTGTATAATCATTTCTCAAATAAACTCTACCATTAAATGATGATTTTGGTAGAGCAAGAGCACTTGCATTTAATCTATCATTATTACCCTTACCATCAGGCGCTTGGGTGAAATAAATTTTATTGCCAACTATATTGAAAGCACCTTTATAGATTCTTACTTCTGATCCATCCTGATGATTTGTGGCAGCAGATCCCACAAATCCTCTCGAAACTTGAATAACTGGGAACGTTCCAATTCCAGTGATTGGACCTGTATTTGTTGTTCCTAATCCAACATTCTGAATTTCTAAGAATTCATTATCAACTTTAAGAATATCTCTAGGTCTAATAGAGGAAATTCCTGAAAGCGACAGGAAAGTTGCACCGACTCCAATTGATCCACCACCATTATTTTGTAAATTAAATACTAATGGGGTATACATTAATGGATATTGTGTAACACCATCAACGGTAATTAATGATTTTTCAAGTTTTTTCTTCATCTCTAACTTGTGGCGATTACCAGATCCACTATTAGTATATGTGAATCCAATGCCACTACCACCTGCGGTTCCAGTTAACTTGAAACTATCTTTTGATACTCTGATAGCAAATACCTTTTCAGGCATAATGTCGGTGGTTATACCAGTAGTATGCGTTCCCCTAAATGTGGATCCTGTAGAAACATTTGATATTTCTACAGACCAGTTTGAAGTATCTGTGAAATAAATTCTATTGTCTCCACCACTAATATTAACAGATGCTGTGATAGAATTAATTCCAACAGCAAATACTGATCCTATACTGGTATTATCTCCAGAAAATATTCCTGCTCCAACTTTAATGAGTGATGTATTCGCAATACCAGTAATTACACTAGATCCTGCACCGATAACATCACCAACAAAATAAGTATTAAAGGTTTGAATACCTACTATAGTTGTATTTGCTGGGATTCCTGTTCCAAATATTTTAGCATTTGTTGTGAGACCTTCAGAATTTGCAATACCAGTAATAGTGGAAAATCCAGTTGCTACAATATCACCAGTAAATATTGTTCCATTAACAACAGTAGTTCCAATTCCAACTGAGGATGGATCAATACCAATTAGAGATGACGATGGGGTATAAATTAATTCTTCACCAGTTTCGAAGAAGTGGTCAGCAATATTAAAAACACCACTAGATTGATTTAATATTGAAGAGGTTGATGGATTAAAAGTTTTTTCAAAAATAGGAACTCTCTTATAGTTTAAATCAAAATCAATTTTATCTTTTCCAAATTCATTAAGTGAACCATAAAATGCATTCGAAATTCCTTCGCGTAAATTACCAACTTCGAAGTCTACCGGAAAGTTAAATTCATCAATATCTGCATATATGTGTTGATTATATGATTGTAATGAAATTTCATCAGATAAAAATTCAGTATCTGGATGGAACTTGACTATTGCGATAGATCCATCCATTTCCTGAGAAAATGTTCCAATTCCAGAATTGGTTCCAATATTCATAAATGGTGATTGTTGAATATTGACTCTAGATTGATCGGCAACTATTGATAAGTTATGGATGGATGTAGTATCACCAATAGAAACTTTAATAATAGATTTTTGAGTAAATTGTAACGTAGTGTCAAATTGGAATACTGTTGATATGCCAGTAATTGTTGATATTTGAGAATCAAACTTAGCAGTTCTTTCAGTTCCTGGAATTTGTCCGTCAACAAGATAATGATATGTTCCAACACCGGCAGCAGTAGATCCAATACCTACAGTCTTTGTTTTGACCATCAAATTACTATTAATGTCATTTTCAAATGACAATGAGATAATTCCACCAGAAACATTTAATCCAAATGTACCAATATTCTGACCAGAAAATTGTTGTAATGGTAGAGTATCATAGTAAAATTCTGATATATGAGTATCTGAACCATCATAATGTGCTACTACTTCAAAGTAGTTCATTCTGTTAGTATCAGTATCCAAAACTTGAGCAACTGTATATGTGGTATCATAATCACTAGATAGTGCTCTGAATACATCGGTTTTAAAACCAACTAATCCACTATTATCTGCAGGTCCGAGAGCGTTAGATCTGGCATCAATTCTAACACAACCAAATTCTGTAAATCCAATACCAATTGTAGGAGTAAATGACTCTCTATAAACTTTTAAATTGTAATTAAAATCATTTGGATTTGAGGGATCAAATACTAATGTTGGATCTCCACTGGCAGCAAAGTCGCCACTAAATTCTCCAAGTTTGTTATCCGTAAATAAATCAAGTTTATTGAATGTATATGTGTTATCATAATCATTTAATATAATAATCTCACTAAGTTGAGTGCTCTGCTTATTCTCATCCGTTACTTGAACAATAAATTTAGAATAAAAATCGGTAATTGGATATTCAACAGCCTCAACAATATTATCTTTATTAAATTCTGCACTAGAGAATCTTCCACTGATGTCGTCAATTTGAAGAACTCTATTCGTTCTACATTCAATAAAATCAGCAAGTCTTTTATTTTTAAAGATTATAAATCTTGAACTATCAGAAGTTGCCTCATAATCTTGAACTAAGTCATATGAAGGTATAGTATCTACTCTCAAGTCTGATACAAGGTCAATAACAGGTGAGACGAAGGAATCTGATACTCCAATAGCAACACTTGCTTTTCCTATGACTTCAGTATCTGAAAAGTTTTTCATTCCTATAGGGTGGACATGCTTATTGACAAAATCTTTTGTTTGATTAAATGTCTTTACACTCTTTATAGTATACGAAAGATTTTGATAATAATCATTATCAGGTAACACCTGTAAACTATTATTCAATTGACCAATAGAATTTTTCCATCCAAAGTTTTTCGGACTAGAATAATCAACTGAGAATCTGCCTTCATAATCTTTAATAGATTCAACTACTGCAGGAATTCCTGAGAAAACACCTTTAATCCTTTCTCCAATTTTTAAATCATAATCACCAGATACCTTAATTAAGTTTTTCTCAACAACTGTAACTTTCAAATCAATCTCTTCATTCTGTATCGATAATTTTTCGCCTAAAAAGAATAAACCAGTAACTCTATTGAGTTTAAAGGATGGAAGATTCTCTTTTTTAACAATTGAAGTGAAAGATGATTGTAGTTCTACTGGTGTTCCTGCATCAGTTGTAAACTCACTTATATCAAATCTTAAGATAGCTGGATTTGAATTAATAAACTCTGTAACTCTGAATAGGTTAAAACCATTATCTTCAGAATTAAATCCAGTTCCTGGTGTAGTTACATTACCGATATCATCGGTAAAAGATTGTCTCCGTAATCCTTCAACAAAAATTCTATCACCTTCTCTAAATGGTGGAGTATTGAATCCATCGATAGGTGGCGTACTCATTTCTAAAGTTACAATACCACCACTATAGGTTTTAATCTTTTCTACCTGAATACCATTACTATTTCTAATTGGGAAAAGTTTATGTTGAACAGAATTCAATCCTCTCGGTTCTTGAATAATATCAACTCCAACAATAGTATTACCAGTAAAATCTGCTTTTAAAATATATTTTGAAGGATCTACTTTCTTTTTTGTAAACATATCAACCACAACCAAATCTGGTGGTGATAAGTAATTTCTACCACCATCAAGAACAGTGATTGATTCAATTTTATCAGAACCAGTTAAGGTTATCAATTTTGATATATTTGCTTCTGGTCTTAAAGTATTATCAGCAGCATATTCAAATCCTTCATTGACTATTCTATAGTTGTTTAATTTTCCTATAGTAGTTGTAGTAGGTCGAATATTCGCACTATTTCCAACACTACTTGCAGTTCCAATAACAACATCAGAAATAACAGGTAATCTTGAATAATTAGATCCTGGAGAAAGAATTCTAATATCTTCAATTGGACCAGATGCATTCAAAGAATTGGTTGTATAACTTAAAATATCAACATCATCTTGAGTGTAATTTAATTTTTCTGGAACTACTGTAGGTGAAATATTAAATGTAGTTGCTCCAATACCAAAAACTTTATATGTTGAATTATATTTACTATCAACATAAACTATTTCTGAATAATCGACTACCTCTTCATCTGGTTTGATAGATATACCATTTTTCTCAAAAGAATAATATAATTTCGTTGGCAAATTATCATTATATGTAACCGTATAAGATGATGATAATCCGGTAGAAACTACTTGCTCAATAACACTGAATGATGATGTTGATCCTGTAGAAACGAATTGGTTATTTAATTCTTTATCATAGAAGAATTTGAATGAATATTCATCCAGCGATGTATCGGAAACATCAAAAACGATATTATTATTTTTAAATACTTCAATTTGTGGATTTAAAAGACTAATTTGTTGACCCGAACCACCAGTGCTAGCAATACTGACGTTTATTGGTGGATTAAACTTAGTATCATTTATTGTTTTAGACAGTTTAAATATATTGTCATTAACTCTATAGATAAAATATCCAGATGTTGTCAATCCTGAAGCAACATCATTACTTGAACTATAAAAAATCTTTTGACCAGTTTTAAATCCATGATTATTGATCGTAAACGTATTGTCATTGATATTAACTTTATCTGAACCAAATCCTACAGGATTGATTAGAATTTTATTATAAGTTGAATCATATCTAATTTGAACTGATGTTTCTGTCCCAACACCAACAGACAATCTTGGTTTAATTAATAATTCAACTTCATCATTTGTTTTTAAATTGTGTATAGTTGAAATTGATACTTGAGTTTTAATTTTTTGAACATCTGCTGTTATTTCATTGAATTTAGTCTTAAGAGAATATTCAAAATTATTATTGGTAATTGCATCTGTAGAAACAAAATACAATCCATTAGTTGTAGTTGTTAATCCAACTTGAGTCGTGAGACCGATATAATCTTTTCCTTTATTAATAACATAAAGAGTTTGATTTATTCCATTTTCTGGAATTGTGAAACTAGTATCAGTTGTTTCAGTTCTAACAGATAGTCCAGTAACTCCACCAGGTAATCTAAGTTCTATCGTTTGATTAGATTTAAATTGATGATTTGGGAGATATATTGATTGAACTGGGACTGAAACAGTTTTTGCAGATTTTCCTAGATGATAATTTATATCTGTTGATGTACCTGTCTGTAATCCAACACCTACGCTAAAAAATGGGTTGAAAAAAGTATCAAGATTTTTAGTAGAATCGAAGTGCTCAGTAACTAAAGGTAAAACAATAGATCTATTTTTTACTTCAATAATGTCGGATACTGTATGTGAAGTTCCAACAGATCCACGTTTTACTCTTAAGATATTTTCTTCTGGAAAAACATTTAATACTGAAAGAGTTTCTGTTCCAATTCCAATTGATGTGCCTGCACCAATAATTGGTGGTATGGAAGAAACATATATGTCAGTTCCTATACCAGTATTTTGAGTAAGAACTTCAGTCAATCTAGTAAATTCTGAAGTTACTCCTATAACATGAGATCCAACTACATTATTAATAAAGGTAGATATTCCTGAAACTTGGATTATATCACCATCATTTAATTCATGTGTAGTATTTGTGTGAAACTTGACTGTTTCTGGTGTTTCTCTTACTAAAATAGCATCTGCATATTTTAAGTATTGAGTTGTTATTGAATGAATTGGTTGTCCACCAATCCTAGAAACCTCAGCAGAAGAACCACCACCGCCAGTTCCGGAAAGATCATATACCAGAGAATTGCCAATCTTATAATCTTCACCACCATTTGTAATTACAAATCCATCGATAGAACCTTTAGATGTAGATGTAACTCGTGTAATTTGTTGAATTGGAGAATTTGATTCGAAAAGAAAATCTCCACCAGAATAAGGTTTGCCAGTTCTATATGGGAAAGTATTTCTAACAAGATCTGAATTGTTAAAATCGAATGTTTGATTTAAAACTTCAGTAGATACTTTTGATCTATAAGTATCTCCAATAAAATATGGGAATTTTGGATCTAATTTTCCAGTTGATATGTTTGTTGATACTCCAACAAAATATGCGTATACTCCATTTGGAAATTCTGGTGTTTTTGTATATCGTCCATTATGACTATCAAGATCACCACTATCATTAAATACATAATCTTCAATAAAATATCCAAGTTCAAAAACATCTGTAGAAGGTCTATTTTCAATATTATTGGGAGATTCTTTATAACCAGTTTCTATTCTTCTAGTTACTGAATTATTATCATTGGGATCATCAAATCCATATGGTCCATAAATTGGATTTCCATCATTTGCCCATCCAATAACTTTAGAATGTTCGTCCTCACTATTAGAATCTAAGAAAGTTGTTCCATCACGATCCGTTGAGTAACCGACAATACCATAAGATAGATTATCATTATACTCAATTAACAATTCATCAGAGAATCTTTTTAAATTATTAACTCTCAAATGTCTCACATTAGATTCTAATACAACATTTTTTCCGGGTGGTTTTACTTTAATAGATGTTTTGGCATCTGTATATCCAGTTCCCGAATTGATAATGATGACATCTTTGATTCTACCATTTTTAACTACTGCCCTCATCTTAGCGCCTACACCATCACCAACAATTTCTAAATCTGGCGAAGCAGTGAAAAATTTACCTCCATTCTGCACATCAACGGCAATAATTCTTCCTCTCTTCATGATTGCCTTTAATTGAGCACCTAAACCAGTCTTAACTGTAACTACAGGATTTCTATGAAAATTTAAAATATTTGATCCATAATTAGATCCTTTTTCGTAAACATATGCATTTACAATAGACCCTCTAACAACTGGTGTTGCCAGAATAGTATTAGCAATACCAGTTCCAGATCCGTATTCGGCATTAATTACAACTTTAATTGGTGGATATGAAAATGATTGATATCCTTCACCAGAAGTGCTCCCAAAACTTACATAATTTCTTCTATTGTAATCTGTTACAGCACCTCCAACTGCCGTTGCCAATTTAAAACTGGCATCGTCTACCTTAAGAATTCTATATTGAATTGAACTTGATAGACCAGAAATACTAGATGTTTCAAAATTATAATCAACTAAGTCCCCATCATTAAATCCATGATCTTCAAAATTAATTTTGCTTTCTAATGTAGAAATACCAATTGGACTTACTTGCAAATTCCTATTTTCATATCCATATCCGGGATTTAATACTTTAATTTCGGAAACTACATTTTGCTCATCATAAGTTCTAAATTTATGAATTCCTCCAGTACCAATTGTTGTGAATCCAACTGTATTGATACCCGAATTATATTCATCAATATTTCTATAAAGATATATTGATCGAGTATTAATAATCTGAGGATAGTATATTCCACCATTCACAAGAGTTTCATTTTGATCTAAATTTGATGCATTAAACGATCCAATTCCTAACGGTGAATTTCCATTAGAACTGTATACAAGTCTTTGACCATCAACAATATTGTGAAAATCTTCAAATGTCAACGTATCATTGTCAATGTCGATACCACCAGTTATAGCAACGCCAACTCTCGATGCGTTAAAATCAATATCTCTAAACTGTTTTGATACAACTGCTTCTAGTAAAGCATCCTTACCATTACCACCATATACATTGGTTGATAATACTCTATTGATACTAAAATTCTGTGGATCAACTTTTACTTCTTTTATACTTCCACTAACTACTGCTTGTGCTTTTGCAGTTATCCCAGAACCAACTGATGGGTCGGAAATTTCAATGAATGGTGGATTGATTACATCATAATCTGTTCCACCATTTAAAACTTTAATATTTTCTATTGGACCATAATATACTCTATCATCTGATTTATAACTATGAACTTCAACACCATTAATTAAAATACCAACCTGACCAGAATTTGTTGGAGTATCAGTTCCAGATTCAATGTTAGTTACTAATGGTATTTTAGTTAACGAATTTTTTTGTTTTAGAGTTTTTCCGTATTGCTGCTTTAATGTGAATAAGTGAGAAGTTAATGTATTGAATTCTGTTTTATGGAATTGAACAGTTTGATCAGTTCCAATAAAAGATCTGGCATTGTAAAGTTTTATTCTATTACTTCTTGCAGGATTAATGTCTTTAATAACTTCAACATAATAATTTCTTTCAAGTTCTAATCCAACAATTGGATCTCCACTTCCACTGTATATTACCTCATCACCAGTGATAAATGGCACATCAACATCTATTGAGAAGATTGAATACTTTCCTGTTGTTGGAACGAATCCTTGAAATATATTATCTAAATTAGTAGATGAATCTATTTCAATCAGTGAGCTAGATATATTTTTTTGTATTGTATAGTCTGGGAGAGAGTTTGATGCAACATACATACTCTCATTTCTTTGATTATATGTATTTTGAACATTTGCCTGAATTCTGTTGCTATCTAATGATGCTCCTGACGAAGAGGCATAATTATATTTTTTTCTTATACTTAGATTTGTAGTTGACGCAACGGTGATATTTTTATCTAATGTAACTACATTGCCTGATATAGCAGTAACTTGTGCATCAGCAACAACTATACTTTCTGCATTTCTATTTAAAACATCTGTATAGTCATTAACCTTTAAACTAGACTTATCTGGTGTTTCGAATAAAGTTACTAAGTTATTTGCAAAACTTTCAATCTCATATCTTGCTCTAACATTATAAATCCAACTATTAAATGCAAATTGTTTATAATTGTCATTATTATTCTGAATACTCTCACCAAGATTTTTAACCTCAATTAGATCATCTTCAAATAACAGGTCATATGATTCTTTATTCTCAATATCTGACATTACGCCAGAGATTCTCATTGATACTTTATCAGATGGATCACCATTTGCATATCCAAAAATGGTATCTGTTCTTGAATATAGAGTATCTGTTGGATTAATGGCATTTGTCACACCAGTGCATCCGAAGAACTGAGTTACACTCTTACTGCCATAATCAATTATATTATCACCACATATAACAGTTCCCGTCTGCCCAAATCCAATAGTGCTATCAACACTTATAACAGATCCACCAATAGAAACATTATCGGATACTAAAGTATTTGGTGTTATATTAAATGTTCCTTCAATTAAACTCTTCTCATTATATCCAGAAAATAATTGAACCTTATAAAATGTTTTTTTATTTCTTGTTATAATTTCAACTTCAGATACTGGTCCAGTTGCAGTATTCTGAAAGTTGCTGATCATTTGACCAATCAACTTATTAGGATCTCCACTGATAACCTCAGTTACAAGAACTCTCCTTCTAATATATTCTGCAACTGATGGTTTTAAAAGAAAATCCTCAAGATTGATAATTTTAGGTACTTCATTATATAAAATTTCAAATAAAATTCTAAATGCTTCTTCGGTTCCTTTACTCTGATAGAAGTCCCGAATTTGCTTTATAAAATTATTTACATTTAATGTGCTAACAAAATTAACGTCTTCAAAACCAGGTGCAAGAAGATATTTTATTTTACGATAGAATTCTCTAAGAAATAATGAACTTAGATTTTTAATCTGACTACCATCAGTATGTGTAGATGCGGTAGATGATGTGAATACCAGTTCTTCTGGATTTAAATTATCTCTATATGATGTGATCCCACTAAAACCACGAATACATCCAGTAAAACTATTAGTTGTTATGCCAGTATAAGTAATGACTTCATCATCAATTTTTATTAAACCATACTGTTTAGGGAAACCATTAGTTGTATTGACATTAACTGTAGTATCTGATACCGAAACATCAGATGTTATACTATTGTGATCAGTTAAAATTTCTGGAGTTAAATTATTAAGACTTAGATATTGATCTAAATTTTCGACAATATCAATTGTGCCTCCCTGAAATTCTTGGGAAACATAATACTGCTTCAAAAATTCTACTGTCTTCGGACTTTCGGATAGTAGAAATTCAGGTAATTGATTATCAACAATCTGTTGGACTTTTACTCTAGAATTGAAACCAGTTGTAATCATATCTTCTCTCTATTATTTCCTTGTTATTTGTCCATTTGAATAACTAGATCTTACTGGGAAGTTAACACCAGAAATCTGTTCTCCAGAAGCAATTGTATCCCTAACCATATTTATATTGCTTTTTGAAATATCAAAGATTAAATATAGATCCTGCAAACCAATAACGTCATTTGATTCTGGTATTGCTTGAATCTCAACAACGTTTTCTGGTAAGTCTGTAGAAACAATATTAATTGTATTAACAATAATCTCACCCTTCTTATAGTTTACAGTGCCAATTGATTTTTTAACAACTTCGAAGGTATTTGGATCTAGAGTTGGTTTAACAATTGATAGTAAACCAATATCACCATCAGCACTAGGCACATCTAGGAAGTATACTGTTTCTACTTCCCCTGCAATTTTAAATCCCGTGCTCTTAACATTATATCCATTCAGATTTTTATGGAATTTATTTCCATAGCAAATTTCATATTGTGCGAAGGTATTTGAAATAGCATTGAGATTTCTTCTCATTCTCACTCTAGTAATATTAGAAGTGATTGAATTATCTACATTATCGATAATTTGTAAAATTTTACTATACTTGAATCTTCCACCAAATTTATTCATATCAACAGTTTTGGAATGTTGATTGAGAGAGGTTACAATATTACTTCTGATTGATTCAACATCCTTTGCTTTAGATGTGTCATAGAAGACGTCTGAATCAATTTCAACAAATAGTAGTTTTAGATCTGTAAGTTCTTGTTTAACACCAGATACGGTGTATTGTTTTAAATCATTAAGAATTTGTGTCTTTGCAAAATCGGAAATTGCAAAACCATTTTTTGGTTTTATACTAATAATAACCTTTCCAAATTCTGGTGGATCAAGTTCTTCACCACCAACAACCGAAACCGATTCGGTGCTTGGATATATCTTTTGTATAATTGCCTCGTAGTCCCTTGCAGTAACAGCACGATACTGCGATGCATACACTCTAGGTGCAAAGTACTTGATTGAGTCTATCTGCTCAATGTCGCCCCCTCCGGTGGAGGACGCGGTTGTTGATACTGTTACTGAATTTAAAGGATTAGTGATAATTCCATTACTATCAGTAGTTGTTCCTGCATAAGAAAATAATGATGGACCATTACCACTTTGCCCATCAGTTGCAATATAAGTTACTTTAATTATAGTGCCAGTTTCTAATTTCTTACCAAT